CTTGTGCTCAATGCACATGTACGCCCCCGAATTTTGTAGTATATTCTTAGATATATTTAATTATTACTAGTCCTAATAATTATTTATATTGACGTTTATATAGTCTGTCATATAGATTAAATTAAATTTGAACGAGATTCTTGATTTAAGTTAATCACTTAAATTGACATTCTGGATCTATACCAGTTAGGGTATTTACGGTAGAAGGAAATTTTTAATTATAAAAATAAAATACAATAAAATACTAAAAACAAAACCAAAATAATAAAAACAATATAAAACAAAACCAAAAATAAAAATCAGATAGTTAGCTATCTGAACCAAAAACAAGAGAAAATATATACATAAAATTTAAAAATAACATTAATGACAAGATGTTACCATTTTTACAGTTTTAGGTAAAAACGTCGCAGCACGAACAATGCGTAATTTGTTGGCTTGGATGCTTACCAAACCCTAGGACCTAATAAGGTCTATATATCTCTCTATCTTGCTGCTGATATATCTCTATATCTGATGTTTTAATGTAGTGTCGTCTGTAAGGGGGAGTAATCGCCACGACTTCGCAAGGGTTCGAAAGACCCGAATTTATTATTATCAATATAGCTGATTGTCTTCACGATATGCACATGTATATTCCGTACGGAGAATAGCAAACTTGGTCCCTAAGTAGGATCCAGATCTTTGAGACTACCGTAGTCTTATGTTTGAAGAGCAGTATAAATCGACATCCCCCCCCCAAGATTTTACAATATGACGTACACTATAACATTCCCTAATAAGAATGTTAATAAATTTCACGTCATAATAAAAGATCTTATAATATCAACCTGTTACCAATGTAACCTACCGCTACACATGTGTGTATGCGAAGAAAATGAAGTACTTAGAAATAAGTGCAAAGAAGCCTATATGAACTGTTACTTATGTAATAGTATCAACTACCATGTGTGTAGTTGCGAAAATAATTTCGAAGCTAAAAACAAAACGACTGAATTAACTCAGGAACAAACTAATCGATTAACATTTACACAATATGATGTATCTGATAGTGATTTCCAAGATTCTGATTATGAACACGATTATCAAAAGAGAATTGATAAGTACGTAGTTCCCGTGCAAGCAAATGTAAGCGGGAATCTAAATGCTTATCCTCAAGCTGGATTTCTTTCCAGTATAACTGATAATGTTCCTAATAAAGAAGAGAGAGATCACTGGTTAACAATGCTCGAGACAATGAATATGAATATGGCTGAAGGTAATCAGAATATGTTGAATGTATCAAATTCCATGAAGAAAACCACCAGAGATATGCAACAATCTATGTCTGCTTTTATGCATCTGATGAATGAGAAATTACCTAGTAAACTTGAACGAGATGAGTTCAAATATCTAATGGACGATTTTAATAATCAATTTGGATCTTTCTCTCAGATGGATCTTAAAAAGCCCATGGAAGGCATGATTGACAAAGTTCTAAACTCTGTTAGTAAAGCTGGAGGAAAAATTCTAAAATATGGTTTGTTATCAATTATTGTTACATCAATAATATTTGGTATAAGAGGCAGCAAGGAATTGCTGGCTGTCGGTACTATAGCATCTGTAGTCTATGGATTTATCTACGGTAAAGAATTAGTTAATGGTGCTATTGGAATGACTATCAAAACAATTATAAATTGGTTTGCTTCTAAAGATTCAAAGAAATCTGATGATGCTACTCCTCAAAGTTTGGATAGTATTTTATTATGTGCAACAACCTTATTATCAGGTATTGGTGTATTTAAATCAAAGAAAGGTGCTGGAGCTGAGATTTACGAAAAATTATCAAATTTTTCAAGAGTCAAAAGTTCCATGAGCGAGGTTTTCTTTGGTGTAACCGATATCATTGAGTGGATTGTTAACGCAGTTAGAGAAAAGTTATTAGATCTACCTGCTATTCGAATTTTGAAAGCTAATCATGTTGTTGTGGATTCCTATTTAGATAAACTAAGTCTAGTTTTTGAGAAAATTAGACTTGGTGAATACGAAGTTCATCAAGATAATTATGCTGAACTCAAGAGTTTGGAAAGAGAAGGCAAACATATAGTAACTAGTTTACCTAATTCACCAAAAACCAGAATGATAATATCATATTTCGAGAAAGAAATGGATAAGTTGAGAGGACACATTAAAAGATTTTCAGACGCTAATATGGATTCTAAAGGAGCTAGAGTAGAAACTGTCATTGTACTAATGAGAGGAGGACCCGGTTGCGGTAAATCTATCACATTAGAGCATTTAAGTTATGCTGTTATAGCTAGTAATATATCTGATAGTAAGTTTGAAGCATTTAAAAAGAATCCTTATACTTATATTTATAATAGAGTACCTGAAGACAAATTTTGGGATGGTTATACGGATGATGCTATGGTTACAACCATAGATGATATATTCCAAGCTAAAGATATAGCTGGAACCCCTGATAATGAGTTTATGAATGTTGTAAGGATAGGAAATGGATTTGAGTGCCGTTTACATATGTCGGATATTAAAGACAAAGGTAATACATTCTTTAAATCACATTTCTTGTTTGCATCTACTAATATGGTCAAGATTATAACTAATAGTATTTATGATGTTAATGCCTTGAAGAGGCGATTTACCATTGATGTACTTGTTACGATTAAGAAAGAATACTGTACAGAAGAGACGCAGAATGCGGATTTATGGAGTAGAAAAGTTGATGTTCGTAAATTACCTGTCAATGGAGTCACTGGAATATCATCTCTTAATTATAATGTTCAGGAGTACTATGAGATAGGACCTGATGAAAAACACTTTGGAGAGCCCTTTGATTTTGAAGAGCTTGTTAGAAGAACACAAAAAGCACATGATATGCGAAAAGAATGGTATGCAAACCATAAGACGGAATTTACCAATACATTGAATAAATATCGTAATATGAGAAATACTAGTCAATTTTTCAGAGACATGAATAGTTATCGAGAGCAATCTCAAAACAGTGAATCACAATCTGAAGAAGATGATGATACTGTAACACCACAGTCTGGAAAAGATGATTTCCGTTGTCCTAGTGATATATATCCTGATGGATTACCCATAGGATTCGATGAACCGACTTATCCAGTTGTAGAAGAATTTGAATTAGTAGATTGTGAGATTGAAACTTGTGAAAATCCTATTGGATTTTTGAAAGCTTTATATCGATCGACTATGAATACTATGATTAATTTCTATAAAAGCCATGAACTTACCAAAGTTCTTCAATGGTTTGCAAGTTGGAAAGGTTTTATATCTATGTTCTTAGTGTTTTTCGGATCTTCTCTTCTAGTAAGATACGGTAAATTATTGTATGAAACTGTTAAGAACTTCCTATGGCCAAGTTCAAAAGGAGATACCCAATCTTTCTCTTTTGGATCAAAAATGGTTGATAAGAATAAGAAGATATCTAATAAGAAAGCTAATGAGATTTTAAAACATATGAAAATGAATAAAGCTCAAGTTGGTGATCCTAGTGGAGATCAAGTGATGAAGTCTGTAGTGAGGAATAATATATGGAAATTTGAATATAAACATATCGAAACCGATACATACGTAATATTAGGAAGTGGTATAGGATTGATAGGACATTATATTTTAATGCCTTTTCACTATATCAAAGAATTACTTTATTTTGTTGGTGAAGATGAATCGTTTTTAGAAACAAACATGAGATGTACTTTATCTGATAAACATGTACAATATGTTACTGTTAGAGAGTTCTTAATCAATCATAGTAATGAAAATTTAGGAACATTTGATTCCACTATATATAAATCACCTGCCGATTTTCCAAATAGTTCAAATATAATGTCTAAGATTGCTACTGAAGCTGATCATAAATCGCTTGAAGGAAATATACCTTATAGATTACCCGTCACTAGGAATAATATTATTTATTCTGGAGTAGCATCGAAGAATACAACTTCGTTAGCTATTGCTAGTGATAGAATGGAGAGATATGAAGTCAATAAATCTTATCAATACAAAGCTGATACTGAAGCTGGCGATTGTGGTTCCCCTTTCTTTGTTTTAAATTCTCGAATTCAAAATAGGAAAATATTTGGAATGCATATAGCTCATAATGGTAGAGAAGATGGTTTTGCCACTTGTTTATATTCGGAGCTAATACAGAAAGATATTGATTTATTTGATGAGGAACCTATATCTGAAGAGGAAATTGTTTGCGATAAATATATCGATGAAGAAGTTTATGCCCAAGCTGGTATGTTATATCATGGTTCAATGATCAAGCACCCAACTAGTTCAGGAAAAACTTCAATTGTTCGATCTAAATTGAATGGTAAATTTAGAGATACAATAACTGCTGTTTCACAGTTGAGAGACGTAGTTATAGAAGGTGTTGTCAAATCACCTATGACTATAGCTATGAAGAAATATTGTACCACTAGAGTTCCAATTAGTAGAGATACTTTATCTGTGATTACAGAAGAATTATTCGATTATATGGTTTTCAAGAACACTAATAGAATAGTTCCTCGTTTGTTGAATTTAAAGGAAGCTATGCATGGAGTTGAGAATAGTCCTTATCTAAAGTCTATTCAATCAGCTACGAGCGCTGGATATCCTATGAATTTAAGTAGTAATTTTAATTTAAAAGAAGCTTACTATAGAAATCCTGATAAGTATTTCTCAGATATTGAGAAAATTATTAGTTTTCATGAAGAATCAATGGCTACCAGTAGAAGATCTTTATGGATTTATACTGATGCATTGAAAGCTGAGAGGAGACCTATAGCTAAAGTTAAATCTGTATCTACTAGAATGTTTTCTGGAGTTCCTTGGATTTTATTGATATTATATCGAAAGTACTTTGGTAGTTTTATGATGTGGTTCAATAGTAATGCAATGGAATTTGGAACATCAGCAGGTATGAATTGTTACGGATACCAGTGGCATCAGATGTATGAATCCTTAGCTAAATTTGATAATTCTGCAGATATTCGAACTGTTCAAGTTGGAGCTGGAGATTATGCTGGATTTGATGGATCAGAACATGCTGTTATATTACAAGAAGTTCTGACGTTAATTGAAAATTTCTATCATAATGCTTCAGATACCGATAAGATTATCCGAAAAGTGTTATGGTTAGAAGTCACAAATTCTATTCATATCAATCAAGGGAGAGTCTACTCCTGGAGTGGAAGTCTAACTAGTGGAAATCCATTAACATTTATTATTAATTGTATAGTAAATATGATGGCTTTTAGATATGTTTGGAAACGAGTAAGACCTTACAAACATCTGAAATTTGAAGATAATATCGAATTGTGGGTAGGAGGAGATGATAATATCTTTTCCGTATCCGTAGAATATCGTGATATTTTCAATGAGATGATATTACCAAAATATTTAGCTGAGATTGGCTTTAAATATACAACTGAATTGAAGGATTCTGCAATAAGTCCTTTTAGATGCATAACTGACGTTGAGTTCTTGAAAAGAACGTTTAGAAGATGCAAAATTGACAATAAAATTGTCGCACCTCTTAGATATGAAGTTATACTAGATATACCTTTATGGACAAGAAAGCATGATTATAATGATGCTATCGTAACGGATAATGTTGTTACAGCACTCCGTGAGCTATCATTATGGTCACACAATACAGCGATACATGAGACGGTGTTGGAAGATTATAAATCTCTGGGTGATCATTTTCAAAATGAATACCCTCATATTAAATCTCCACAACCTATAAGAAAAGATATTGGGAAAAGAAAACGAACAGTCAGAGAACTGGAGTTTTGTATTCCTAATATGTGATCTTTTGGATCTTCAAATGTAAAAATGTAAATAAATAAAAATATAAAAACCCATAAAACAAAAACAAAAATATAAAAGTTAATAATATATAGTGGAAAGATTATAATCCGTAAGGACAACTTTTTGCGAGGGATCGAAAGTCTCGTGGTTATTAACACCAAAAACAAGATAAAATATAAATTACAAAAATATGATATTGCAGTATCACCCAAGGCCTAGGGTAAGGGCCATAGTTGTAATCTATCTTTACACAATGGTTGTAGTACAACCAAAAACAAAAATATAAACCACACAACTATGAACACACCATTATCAACCACGAATTCAGATGCCGCTGTATCAGCGCTACCAACCACGACCGTTGAAGAGATGCCCTCAGCTCTCAACGCAACAACCAAATTTGAGGAAGATTCAAGTGGAGTTATGGCTGCACCTATTAAACCATTAACTATAAATAGTGATTTATATCTTACAAGTACGGATAATTGTACTCAAGATATTAAAACATTTTTAGCTAAGCCTAATGTTATTGTGAGTGGAAATTTTACTACTACTGATGTAATAGGATCATTTACCAACTACGCAATGCCGTTTGAGATACTTAACAAACCCATAGTTAGTAATAAGTTATCAGGATATTATGGTCTTAGATGTACTCTTGTTTTTAGATTAGTAGTTAATGCTACTAGATTTCAACAAGGACGTTATCTTTTATCATGGTATCCATCCGGTGGTAATTTTAACACGGCGACAACCATAGCAAGAAATTTTCATGCAAACACCCTAAGAGCTAGAACACAAGCTCCTCACGTAGAGATTGATTTAGCATGCGATACTTCATGTGTATTATCCATACCATATGTATCAGCTTACAATCATATCTCTCTTCAAAATATAATACTTGGAAAATCTGCAACAGGTTCAATCGTTATATCCCCATATTCAGCATTAGAAGCAGGTAGTGGTTCAACCACTGCTGGTTTCACTTTATATGCCCATATGGAAGATGTAGAATTGATTGGCGTTGCAGCACCACAATCCGGTATTTCAGACAAAGAGAAGAAACCAGTTGGTAAAGTAACTAGTGTTTTAACTAGCATCAAGTCCTTTACTGACACCCTTAAAAACTTTCCAACTCTTTCATCATATGCAACACCATTATCATGGGTTACTGACATTTCGTTGAATGCAGCTAAAACAGTTGGGTGGTCCAAACCATTCACTGAAAGTGGAACTAATAGAACAGTTAGAGATTCAGCCTTTGGTTTATGTAATACTGATGTGGTAGATTTATCAAAGAAACAAGCTTTATTTTCGAATAATTCTGTTGGCGTTTTACCAGGATACTCTGGTACTGATGTTGATGAACTAGCCATATCTGGAATAGCAACTAGACTCTCTAGCTTGAAAGTTCTTGAATGGACTACAGCTCAAACATCTGGAACCGCACTATGGTCAGATGGAGTAACACCTTCTAGTGTAAGTACAACTGACACTAGAGTAGTTACTGGAGGTTTAGTAGTTACGGATTATACTCCGTTGCAATGGTGCTCCGAATATTTTAATTATTGGAGAGGATCTATTGTATACAAATTTAAATTTGTAAAGACTGAGTTCCATTCTGGAAGACTCGCTTTTTGTTTCTTCCCATCAGAAACTAGTTTAGCAGGCCCTACAACATCCTATGCAACATCGAATTATGTTCATAGAGCTATTGTCGATATCAGAGATTGTAATGAATATACAGTCACTGTACCTTATATAAGTTCAACACCATATAAGATGACAACAGGAGCTGCTAGTTATACTGGATCATTTCAAGTTTATGTCGTTGATCCACTGCAAGCTCCTGATACAGTTACCAATCATATTGGTATTCTTGTTGAAGTAGCTGGTGGATCTGATATTGAATTTGCTGTACCAAGTAATGTTTCCATGACCCCGTGTTATAATGTTACACCCCAAAGTGGTACACCACCAAATGCGTGTGCTTTAGGTGATGTCTTTTTAGGAGCATCATCTGTCCATGAACACACCACAGTTAACTCTGAAGCTTGCATAGGTGAAAGAGTATTGAGTTTCAGATCTTTACTTAAAGTATTTGTTGATAATTCATTTACTACCCTTCCTATTGCGGGAAAATTTCTAAGCGTTGTTCCATTTGCAGTTTCTGCATGTTATGATACTGCACTAAGTTTTCACCCAACAAACACAGGTGATCATTATAGTGCTTTTTCTTCGATATTCCTTTTCTCACGAGGAGGAGTACGTTTCAAAATAGCAGGTATTTTTTCTGATATTTACCGCCCTATGTATTCTTTCACAAAGAATGATATGGGTAGTACTTCATTTAATTACCTGGCAAGGATTTCAGGAACTGGTGCCGACCAAACATCACAATGGCACACAAACCACTTATCATCCGCATCTACTGTCCACAATGTAGGTGCAAACACTTATGCCGAGGTAGAAATACCTCAATATAATATGACTCATTCACGAATCAATTATGAACATCTTGTTAATGTAAATATACCTTATGTTCTTGATGTTGCTAAAACAACATCAAGAAGTGTACTTACATTCACAAATACGTCCACTAATTTTAATGTGACTGAGTCTTTTGTATATAGAGCAATGGCCGATGATGGCGACTTCGGTTGTTTCATCTCAATTGGCCCGATGTATAAAGGTATTATACGAGCGGTCTAGACAAATCTAGACAATTTTTAAATTAAAGTTAGGCGTCGCATCATGATCGATGCACGTAGACCTTTTTAATGAACCCAAGCGAAGGGACCTTCAATCCTAATAACATAGTTATTAATTAAGTTCAATTTAAAAGAAAAATTATAAACACACGGTCAGTGTTTATATTAGTTATGACCAAATCCATTAGTAAGGATTTTATTACTAAATTTATATAGAGTGGTATCTATATATCTTAATCAACTATTTCTAATCCTTTATGGTTTGAATTAGAATACTGTTTACAACTTCCATTGAAATAAAGTTGTAATTGGGCCTCTAGTAGGTTTTCTTTATAGTCTATACAATTGTATAGGGTACATCGCGTAGATTAAATGTCTAAACAGGAGAACCTGCGCGACTTCCCCAACCCATACAATGGACGCGGCAAAAAGATGCCGGTTGATCACGATCAAGGTGATCGACACTTTTCTTAAAGAGTGCTCGGTCAGCGTCAGCAGTGCCGGGCATGT